ATAGTAGGTTCAATTCCTACAAACATGGTCGGAAGGCTGTGTATTGTTTTCATTCTGGTAAAACGAAAGGATACTGACAAATGACTACGTTTGTAAATGCTGTATTGAATCAAGAAGCGCGCACTGAGAACTTTATGAAGGCGCGTAAGTCTACTGCAAATCCTTGTGTTGATCTATTTTTCAAGATTGGTGCATCTCGCGGCAAAGATGTTATCCCTGATTTCGTTGCCGCGCTTGCTCAAGATCGGGATGTAGCACTAAGAATCGCTCAATGGGTGCGTGATATCCGTGGTGGGGCCGGCGAGCGCCAGATTTATCGGAATCTTCTCAAATATCTTGAGAAGAATGATCGGGATGCTGTTCTAAAGCTCATCCCCAAGACGCCGGAACTTGGCCGTTGGGATGACCTATTCTCTTTGGAAACCCCTGAGATTCGTCAAGCTGCTTTTGCGCTCATGTCAGAAGCTCTCGCGGGCGGAAATGGTCTGTGTGCGAAGTGGATGCCTCGTAAAGGCCCCCATGCTGAGGAATTGCGTCAGTATCTTGGTGTGAGCCCCAAGTATTATCGTCAACTGCTTGTGCAATTGACGCGCGTTGTTGAAACTCAGATGTGCGCAAAAGATTGGGATAATATCAATTTCTCTCATGTGCCTTCTGTTGCAGCGGCGCGTTATAAGAAAGCATTTTATCGTCATACTCCAAAATATGCGGAGTATGTGCAAGCTCTTGTAGCTCCCACAGCGGATTCACCCAAAGTCAAAGTAAATACGGGTGCAGTTTATCCCTATGACGTTCTAAAAGGTAAGATTTCTACCTATGGAGTCCAATATAACAAGACTGAGAACGATCTAATTACGGCTCAATGGGATGCGCTGCCCAACTATATGGGTGACGCAAGCATTCTTCCTCTTGTGGACGTTTCGGGGTCTATGACTTCGCCCGTTAGCAAGAATGGTCTTACTGCACTTGAAGTCGCGGTTTCTCTGGGCCTTTATTGCGCAGACAAAAACAAAGGTAAGTTCAAGGATACCTTCTTGACCTTCTCTGCCGTTCCTCAGTTGCTCAATCTGAAAGGTAATATCCTCCAGAAGATTGATCAAATGGTTCGGTCTAAATGGGAAATGAACACCAATCTGCACGCGGCTCTGGATAAGATTCTTCAGACAGCGGTTAATGCTGGTGTTCCTCAAGACGAAATGCCAGCGATGCTGTTGATCCTGTCGGATATGCAGTTTGATACTTGTGTGCGTCATGATGACTCTGCGCTTCAGATGATTTCTCGCAAATATTCTGATGCCGGTTATCAAATGCCTAAAGTTACTTTCTGGAGCATCAATGCTTATGACAATGTTCCTGTGAAGTTTGACGAGCAAGGCACAGCATTGGTGAGTGGGTTTTCACCGTCTATTTTGAAATCCATTCTATCAGCTGATATGGACGCATTTAGTCCATACCAGATTATGCTGAAAACTTTGATGGTTGATAGATATAATTTGGAATAATCCTAAACAGGGAAAACCGAAATGTCAATGTTTGAAATTTCACCCCCAGAAGTAATGTGTTCGGCCGAGACGATGATAAACCAAGCTGGTGGTACAGTAGCTTACTACCTTCGGGCCGCCATCAAAGAGATTGATGCGGAGTTCGGTAAGGACTTCGCCAAGGATCACCCTGAACTTGTCGGCGCCTTTATACAGGCTTGCTCACGCGACTTGCATGCAGGAATGGTCAAGGCTGGTGCTCAAGACATACGGGACGCATTGAGCGGTGTGGCGGACGCGATATTATATCAAAATGTCCGTTAAAATTACTTTGAATTATAAGGAGGTTTGTGATCTTTGGGCTTTCGTCCAGGAAAACAAACCTCCTAAATTTGATGAATTTGATATGATAATTTCTATTGAGCAGGATCGTGAAAGCGGCATCGGCGCAACTGAAATCGTCACCATCAAAAATTTCAATAAACCAAAACAGGTAATCAAAGACATAACTGATTATGACTCATGGTAGAAAATATACAAAAGTTTACCGAGTAGAAAATCAAAAGAAATTAGGACCATATATCAGTGGTCCAGGTCCACACCGATATGATAAAATACGTTGTCCAGGACCACACACCATCATAACTCAAATTAGAAAAGATGGTGGTGATGTTAATGAGTATTATTATGCATTTCATTCTATAAAACAACTCAAAGCTTGGTTCTCTAATGAAGCTCGCCATACTATGGATCATGAGTATGGTTTTTTTGTTTCCGTGTATCGTGTGCCAAATGAATTTGTCTATCGTGGTGATAAACAGGTTGCATTTCACTTCAAATCTGCTAAGTTCCTGTGCGACATGGACCTAAATAGGATATGAAATCTATGAGCAGTGTAAAATATCCTCGCACGCCACATCTACCTTTTTCTCCAGGGTTTGCTTATGATGATGAGCGGCTTGTTGACTTAGATGCGCTGAAAGGAAAAGAAATCGTTTGCACTGAGAAAATGGATGGAGAGAACACAACTCTCTATCGTGATCATTGGCATGCGCGCTCTATCAACAGTATCAGAAAACATGAGTCTCGCGACTGGATGGCTGCTTATTGGGCTACTGTTTGTGATAAAATTCCTTCTGGTCATCGTGTTTGTGGTGAGAATATGTATGCCCAACATAGCATCGCTTATAAGAACCTAGACGCTTATTTTCTTGTCCATTCTGTTTGGAGAGATAATGTATGTTTGAATTACCAAGACACAATAAAATTTTGTGGGATGCACGGATTTCAAATGGTTCCAGAACTCTATCGCGGGCCATTCTCCTTTGAAGCATTGACGTTGGTTGCCGCCAAATTGGATTTGTCATGTCAGGAGGGGTTTATCGTTCGCACAACCGAAATGATTACTATGGAAGTTTTTCATAGGTTTGTGGCAAAATGGGTAAGAGCCCATCATGTACAAGAAAAACAAAAACATTGGTTCTCGTCTAAGGTTATCAAGAACGGTCTAAGAAAATGATTGTTCGTAAAGTGCAAGAAATTGACACTCCTCAAATTTATAATCTAGTCCGTTATGAATGGGAAGTAGATGTTGCAGACAGAATCATTGAAGAAGTTAATGGAGCATTTGAGTCCTCACGCTGGAGGCCAACATATTATGTTGCATTAGATGCTCATGAGTATGTTTGTGGTTTTGCTGGTTTTGTGCCGAGTCATATTCTTTATTGTGTTTATGAGCTAAACGGTATCGTTATAGAGCAAGGACCAAAGGGTTTAGGGGTTGGAAAAAAACTGACGGAGAAAAGACTTGAAGAAATAACAAAACTTGGGGGAACATTTGTTATGCTTATGACAAAACAAGTAAGTTTTTTTAGTAAATTTGGATTTAGGTCAGCTACCCATCATGGTGAATGGGTGTTGATGATAAAAGAACTGGCGGACCCTAACTTTGAGTGATTTCTATACGCATGTAGCTATCCATAAGAACAAGATTCTTGTCAATGGATATCTGAATGGTAAGCGTTATAAACAAGAAGTTCCCTACAAACCGTATTTTTTCACTTATGGGCCAACCGATCTAAAGTCGGCCTATAAAACTGTTCAAGGTAAGTATGTCAAAAAGATGCCATTTGACAGCATCTATAAGGCAAAGGACTTTTACAAGCAGTATTCCGAGGTTGCAAATTTTGAAATCTTTGGCCTAGAGAAATTTGTTTACACCTATATCAATGACACTTTCAAGGATAACATAGAATACGATCCTGCACAGATTATGGTGCATAATCTGGACATTGAAACGGGAAAAGCTGATGATGGTTCATTTGCCGAAGTTGAGAAGGCGAATGGACCTATTACTTTGATCGGTATCGGACTTAGGGATCAGCGGCTTGTTTTTGGCTGGAAAGGAGAATATACACCAAAGACCAAGAACGTAATGTATATTAAATGTAAAGACGAAAAAGACATGCTGGCAAAGTTCATTTCTTTTTGGGCTCATGATGAGTTTCGTCCAGATGTTGTGACAGGATGGGCGGTAGAAAAATATGATATCCCTTTCATTGTCAATCGCATTCGTCTCTTGTTTGGGGATGATGCTGCAAATCGTCTTTCCCCTTGGGGCATCCTGCGAGAAAAACGAGTTGTTATCAAAGGACAAGAGAAGCTGATTTATGTCCCTGTCGGTGTATCTATTCTTGATTACTATGATCTTTATATAAAGTTCAAGCCATACAAGCTAGAGTCCTACAGTCTGGATAATGTTGCATTTCATGAAACTGGTAAGAGAAAGTTAGATTTCTCTGAGTATGAATCTCTTGACGAATTATGCGAAAAGAATTATGAGAAATTTGTTGATTATAACATAACAGACGTTGATCGCGTAGCTGAGATTGATCAGAAGAACAAGTATCTGGAACTGTGCTATACAATTGCATTTGACGCAAAGGTGAACTTCATTGATTCTCTAACTTCCGTGCTGCTTTGGGACGTGATTATTCATAATTATCTTCTTTCTAAGAACATCGTTATTCCTAGCAGCGCCCGTACATCACCAATGAACATTCCCGGAGCTTTCGTTAAACAACCCGATAAAGGATTGTATGAATGGGTAGTTTCTTTTGATTTGGAAAGCCTCTATCCCCATCTTATTATGTGGGGGAACATCTCTCCCGAAACTTTTCAAGGACATAATAATTGGTCTGAAGTAGATTTTGAAAATGTTCTCAACGGCACATTTAGAACATCTGACAAAAATTTTACGCAATGTGGAAATGGAGCTAGGTTCAGAAAGGATATTCATGGATTCCTTCCTGAACTCATGCATAAACAATTCAAGCTTCGTGCTCAGTATAAGAAGAAGATGCTTGAACTGAAAGCTGCCAAGGCCGATGAAAGGGAAATTCAAAAATATTGGAACTTCCAACAAGCCAAGAAAATTCAGCTGAATTCATTATATGGTGGGCTGGCAAATCAGTATTTTCGCTGGTATGACTGGCGTCTGTCCTCTGCAATCACGATGAGTGGTCAACTTGCTATTCGTTGGATTGAAAAGCGATTCAATAGCTTTTTAAATGGACTACTTAATACAGCAGATGTTGATTATGTCATTGCAATGGATACAGATTCATGTTATATTACACTCAAAGATTACGTTCAAAAGCTCTATCCGAATGCAAGCCATGCTGAGACAATTGATATCTTAGCGCGCGATGCTGAGACAGTCTTTCAACCTGTCATCAAGAAAGGATATCAAGAGTTTTCAGAAGTAATGAATGCCTATGAAAATTGCCTAAAAATGAAGCGCGAATCAATCATTGACAAGGCAATTTGGACAACCAAGAAACGCTATATTCTGAATGTTTGGGATTTGGAGGGTATACGTTATAAGGAAGCGGAAGTCAAGCACGTTGGTATTGAAGTTGTCCGTTCCGTTATTCCTCAAAAATCCCGTGATGCTATGAAAAAAGCAATCAAGCTCATTTTCAGCGGCACAGAAGCAGATATAAAGCAATTTATTGCAGAATTTTGGGAAGACTTTAAAAAAAGTACGTTTGATGAGATTGCTTTTCCTCGTGGTGTCAATGGGATAACTAAATACAAAGACGGTGTGACACTGTACAAAAAAGGCACGCCGATACATACAAAAGCTTCAATAATATACAACAATATGGTGTCAACAAAAGGATTGACGAACAAATATAGTCTGATCTATGACCGTGACAAAATCAAGTTCGTTTACCTCAAAACACCAAACCCGTCGTTATCACCTGTAATTGCCGCACCAAGGCACTTGCCAAAAGAACTGAATTTGGACAAATTCATAGACTATGATTTGATGTTTGAGAAGACATTTTTGGACCCCATTACAGCGATTCTGGATGCCATTGGATGGAATGTAAGCGATAACTCAACCTTAGAAGGATTTTTTGAGTAGAGGATATACATTGTTCACTGTTCCTGTTGATAAGTTTTACATCATTGCTGTTTGTTCCAATCCAGTCAGATATCATACTCGTGCACGTCTGTTTGAAGAATTTGCTAAGCACATGGCTGATGTTGGTGCTCAACTGATTGTTGTTGAGTGTGCTTATGGAGATAGACCTTTTCATCTCACACAAGCCGGAAATCCATTTCATCTGCAATTTAGGACAGATCAAGAGATATGGCATAAAGAAAATCTGATCAATCTTGGTATTCAATACCTCTGTCAACTAGATAAAAATTGGAAATATGTTGGCTGGTGTGATGCAGATATTCATTTTCAAAGACAAGATATTATTATGGAAACAGTGCATCAACTTCAGCATTATGATATTGTGCAGATGTTCTCTCATGTTGTTGATTTAGGACCAAAGTTTGAGCCTATTCAGCATCAGAATGGTTTCGTTTGGTCTTATTTTCAGAATGATTTTGGACCTCCTGTTGGTCCAGGTTACACACCAAAGCTAAAAGGTGAAAATAGGGATTACTATGGTGGTATTGTAGGAGGCGCCAAGGGTAGTGGATTCTGGCACTGTGGTTATGCATGGGCTGCTCGGCGTTCTGCTTTAGATAAAATCAGTCTTTTTGATAAAGCTATTCTAGGGTCTGCTGATCATCATATGGCAATGGGTTTGATTGGTCAAGTTCATAGATCAATTCCAAATTGGATAACCAATGGATATCGCGAACATCTTATGAACTGGCAAGAAATTGCGGAGCAAAGATTACGCAGAAACATTGGTTATGTTCCTGGACTGATTGCACATCACTGGCATGGGAATAAAAAAGATAGAAAATATGTAGACAGATGGAAGATACTAATTGACAATCAGTATGATCCTAATGTAGATATTGCACGCGACCCGCAAGGTCTTTATCGCTTGAATGTTCATTGCGGAGCACGATCAATAAAACTGAGGGATCAAATCAGAGCTTACTTCAGATCAAGAAACGAAGATAGTATAGACGTGGAGTAAACATAAGATGAACGACCTTAATAGAAAAATAGTAATCGTTTTATTAATTATCTGTTTTTTTATAATTATTCTGTTAGCATCCATTCGTCCTGGCACTGCTGGTAGTCATAAATTTGGCAACTTTGTCGCTGTATGCCCAGGTCATAAAATTGTTTACAGAGAGCTTCCGCAAAATTCACCTGGAATGTATGCTCCCGGTGTGATCATTTTAGACCCTCATGTATTGCGACAAGAGAAGCTAGTTGTGCAAAAGTTTGTTTTCTTTCATGAGTGCGGCCACGGATTTGTAGGGGAGAGTGAACATGCGGCTGATTGCTTCGCTGCCAAGCATGGTATAAGGAATGGCTGGCTCAAGGAAACAGATATAGAAGCAATTTGTTTATCATTTGTCGGTCCTGCAACATTCACTCATCCTTCTGGTAAGAGTCGTTGTGGGAACATTTATCGTTGTGTGTCGGCAGCTAAAAAGGAAATTGCCAGTGGAAAAACTCCAGACAACAATATCAGTAAGTAGTTTCCTTTTAATGGATGGTATTAGAGAATATTGCCATATGAATGGAATTCATTATATAATCACTGTTGGCCCAGGACATGGTAATACTTGGGACATTACGTTTGAAAATATTACAGATTTAGAGAAAGTTAGAAAATGGTCTGGAATAGAAAAGTAACAGATAAAAAAATAAAACAATACGAAAAACATAAAGCAAAAATGTTAAAGAAGAAAGAGAGACGAAACGAAGAATATGAAGCTCAGAGAAAAGTTACTTAATAATACTACGATTGAAGATACTTCCTTACTAGGCGAAAGTAAATTTTACGAAGAAAGGGATATGGTTTCAACTGAGTATCCCATGATCAACGTTGCGCTGTCGGGAAGTATTACAGGCGGTTTATTTCCTGGAATCACACAACTAGCAGGCCCAAGCAAGCACTTCAAGTCTATGTTCGCGTTGCTGCTGGCATCTGCTTATCTGAAGCAATATCCAGATAGCGCCATGCTATTTTACAATTCAGAATTTGGAACACCGATTTCTTATTTTGATCAGTTTCAGATTCCTGTTGATAGAGTTATTCATACACCTCTTTTAAATATTGAACAACTCAAATTTGATTGTGTTTCACAGTTGGAGAAAATTGATCGTGGTGATAAAGTTGTTATCGTTATTGATTCAATTGGTAGTTTGGCGTCTAAAAAAGAACTTGATGATACGTTGGCTTCTAAGACTGTGGCCGATGTTGGTAATAGGGCTAAAGCTCTTAAGTCGTTTTTCAGGATGGTCACGCCGTATTTTCCGATGAAAGACCTTCCTTGCATCGTCGTCAATCACAGTTATGAAGAAATTGGGATGTTTCCAAAGCAGATCGTTGGCGGCGGTACTGGATCGTATTATAGCTCTGAAAATATTTGGATGATCGGAAGACGACAAGAAAAGGAAGACAAAGCAATCGTTGGTTATCATTTCATCATCAATATTGAGAAGTCTAGATATGTCAAAGAAAAATCTGCAATTCCTATCACTGTCATGCATGATGGAGGTATCAATAAGTGGTCAGGTATGCTAGACTTGGCTATTGAGGCTGGCTATATAGAGAAGGTCGGACATTCGTTGCTCTTGAAGGGAAATGACAAGAAACATAAGAAAGATGATATCATTGACAACGATGAATTTTGGAAGTCGGTTCTAGAGAAAACAGACTTCGCCAATTGGATCAAAAACAAATACTCACTAGAAAGGAATTAAAATAATGTCTGGAACGAATATTAAATCATTGGATAAACAGCAATTTGTTGATTATGAAAAAAATCTTGCGTCTGGGATATTTAAGCACACCAATAAACTAGAGCAGAACCAATTTGTCGCAATAAAGGAAAAGGATTTTGATCCAATGTTGAGAAAGGTGATGGAAGAAAATAAGTCCAGAGTATATCATCAATTTGATGGTAAGTATGAAATGAAGCTTGCTGGAGATGTAAAAGTAAATAACGATCTTCATTTTAATGATCCTAAGACTGGCGAAAGATTGGCTACGATTTTCGCTGATGGTAATTATATTGGTAATTTTGAAAATGTTGTTGAGGTAATTAGTAAAAACGACAAATATACCTTTAATATGTTTGGAGGTATTATGAGAGCGATGAAATCTTATCAACGGCTTGAGGAAAATCATAAGAAACTATGTGTAATCAAAGAGACAATATTGAAAAATCTTCGTGCCAGTGTTTGTGAAAATGAAAATCTCCGTATGGAAAATGAGAAGCTTCGTGCACAACTCAATCAGTTTGATGCCCCTGATAAGAATAAAATGTCAAGTAACGAAGGTGTATTGAGCGCTATTAGGAAAGTTCGTTAAATTGGAATTTGATTTTAAGAAGCATTTAGAACGACAGAGTGAATGGTCAGAAAAAATCTTTGGTCCCGGTGACAGAACAAAAGGGATTGTTGACCATATCCGTAAGGAGTTAATTGAGGTAGAGGCCAAACCAAATGACTTGTCAGAGTGGATGGATATTGTTATACTAGCTCTGGATGGAGCTTGGCGCCAAGGTGCATCCCCTGACGATATTATCAATGCATTGGTAGCCAAGCAAACCAAAAACGAAAACCGTGTGTGGCCTGATTGGCGAACACAACCATTGGATAAAGCGATTGAGCATGTCAAATAGTGAGCAAGAAGGTGTTGGCGAAGCTGCTTTCTTAGCGACTGTCTGTCTAACTCTTGGTATTGCATTTCTTACAGGATGGTATTCAGGCAATCCAATAATCACTATCGGTGTTGGATTGATTACCTTTCCTCTTGCTTTCGTTGTGTTTATGTTTCTTGCAATTGTTATTGAGTGGTTGATAAGAAAGGTGTAGTTGTTGATTGGAAAGTTTGATATTATCACATCTATTATACAATGAAGAGTATGCCAGAAAAGTAATACCTTATCTCAAAGCGGAGTATTTTCATAAGACTTCAGACAAAATCATCTTCAATATTGTTCAGGACTTTATAACGAAATACAATTCGCTTCCTTCAAAGGAAATTTGTTATATAGACCTGACGAATCAGGAAAATCTTTCGGAACAAGATTTCAAAGAGTGTCAAACGACAATTGGTGCTCTTGAGGTTTCTGAGAAGACTGAACTTGATTGGTTGACTACAAAGACAGAAGAATTTTGTAAAGAGAAAGCGTTATACAATGTCATTCGGAAATCAATTACTTATCTTGATGATAAAACTGGAAAGCTCGGGGACAAAGGTGTTCTTACAAAACTTTTTGCCGATGCTCTTGCCGTTTCCTTTGATCCTGCAATCGGTCATGACTTCTTTGATGACTTTGTTTCACGTTGGGAATTGTATCATCTAACCGAAAATAGAATTGCGTTTGATCTAGAATTATTCAATAAAATCACACGCGGAGGTGTAGCAAGAAAAACTCTTAGCATTCTTATGGGGCCTCCTGGTATTGGTAAGTCTATATTTCTTTGTCATTTTGCGGCAGCTAATCTTTCAGCTGGTTACAATGTATTATATATCACGTTGGAAATGGCTCAAGAGCGTATTGCAGAGCGCATAGACGCAAATCTTCTGGACGTGCCTATTGAAGACTTAGAGAAGCTTTCTAAAGAAGAATATACAGCCAAGATTAGGAAAATAAAGCAGAAAACCGATGGTAAACTGATTATAAAGGAATATCCAACGTCTGGTGCAGGGTCTAATCATTTTCGTCATCTCTTGGAAGAATTGAAGATTAAAAAGAACTTTCGGCCTGATATCATTTATGTAGATTATTTGAATATTTGTGCTTCAGCAAGGATGAAGTATGGTAGCAATGTCAATACTTACATGTATATGAAATCTGTGGCCGAAGAGTTGAGAGGAATTGCAGTTGAATATGAAGTTCCAGTGTTTACAGCTACACAAGTTAATAGACAAGGGTTCAGAAACTCTGATCCTGATATGGAGAACACATCCGATAGTATAGGGCTTCCGCAAACAACAGATTTGATGTTCACTTTGATAACGAATGAAGATTTAGAAAAAATGAATCAAATTATGGTGAAGCAATTAAAGAACAGGTATTCTGATCCAAATTATTTTAAGAGATTTGTGGTTGGTGTTGACAAGAAAAAAATGAGACTTTATAATACAGAGCAATCAGCACAGGATGATATCATTGATGAACCAGTAATGGATGGAACTTCTTTTGGTCAAAAAATGGGATGGGAAGAAATGGACAAGACTCTTTTTGAGGACGTAAAATGAAGTATGAAGTGACAAAAATAGGTAAGAAAAAAGTTTGTATTATTGAAACAAAAACTAATCAGGTGATTCGTGTTTATAAAAACAACAATAAAAATATGGCTTATCAACTTTGCCAACACCTCAATACATCAGGTGGGTTTCAGGGAGAAACACCAGCATATTTCTTGAAAAAAGAAGAGCAATCGTCCTTGACAGCATCCTAGCTTCTAGGCTAGTGTCCAATCGTTCCCTCTGAGAGCGGGAACAGACTCCACGGCGCGGCAGAGAGGAACGGGAATTGCTTCCCCCCCAATTTCCCTATTCCCGTTCCTCTTTCTCTCTAAAACCTTCGGGAGACGTGATATGCGAGTGATGAGGTTCATGGATGAGACAGGTGATCGGGCAATAACTCTAGACGATCCGAAGTCTTTTCAAGAAGCAAAAGACCGATTCAATGATTTGGTCCTTTTGAAGCAAACACATCGGGCAATGGATACCAAAGGTAAAGGCCCAATTAACAAATTTGAAGATGCAGGTGAGGAAACGTTAGTGTTTCCGCATCTAGTCGGCGGTTAGCGTTCCACGAGGGCGTTGGACGCGAGGGCTGTATGGTTCTTCTTTCTTGTGGAGGGCCATACAGCCATTTTTTTGTCAAAAACTACGTTTTTGGAGGAGAACAAAACCATGCCAAGGTTTGATATCCCGTTGAACTGTGCTGTTCCTGGAACAGAAGGAAACATTATGATTATTGTCGCACGCTTACAAAAGGTGTTGCGACGTCATAAAATACCTGAGTCCTTCATACATGATGCGACTTCCAAAATCTTTGCTGTAGATAGTTACACAGCACAACTTGGTATTATCGCTAAGATTGTGCACTTCAATGGCGGTCAGTTTGATGGGCTTAAATGAAGAATAAATAGAGTTGTAAGTAGAGGGAAGCTCAATTTTGCCCGCCTTTATGGTGGGTTTTTTTATTTTAAGAAGGATTTTAGAAAATGCATGAATATGAACCCCTTTTCCACTTTAAAGAAGAAGAAATTGACGGAATAGCGCCTTGGTGTTGGCAAATATCCGATGATGGAGCTTGGACAGGCCCAAAAGAAAATTGGCTCAATGGGCATAAAAATAATATCACTAAACATGTTAAAAAGTTTGATTGTGTAGTCCAAGCTGGCGGTAACCATGGTATGTATCCAAGGTTATTATCTGATATGTTTAAGATCGTTTATACGTTTGAACCAGACCCTTGGAATTACTTTGCTCTTGTCAATAACTGTCAAAAAGACAACATTATCAAGATGCAAGCTGCTTTAGGTGATACAAATAAAATGGTAGCTGTGCAGCGAGCATGTATGTCTAATACAGGCATGCATACAGTAATTGATATGGATAACGCGAATATTCCCATGCTTACGCTTGATTCATTAGATTTGAAACAATTAGATTTTCTTTGGCTAGATGTTGAAGGCTATGAGGAAAAAATCTTTAGAGGAGCTACTAAACTTCTTGAAAAACATCATCCTGTTATTTTTTCCGAAGCTGGTCATAGTGAAATTGATAATTTTCTTTCTCAATTTGGCTATAAAAGAGCCGGCAATTCGGAAATGGACACAATATACGCTATATCCTAAATAAGATAATAATTTCAAGGAAAAAAGTATGCAAAAAAAGGCAAAAAAAAGGCGACAAAGACAGGTGGCAAATTATATCAACTTAGAACCTACGATTGACGATACTGATCCAACCAAGGCCCAATCTGGCGCTGCAAGAACTCTTCTAAGACGAATAGCTGAAAGTCCTCTTCTTTATGAAGTTGCAGGAATGCGTTATGGTGACTTTCCGTTGTTTCATGGCCATGTTAACAATATGCATCAGAGAATGAAAACTGAAGTTGCACACGATGGTAATTCTGAAATTCCAACTCCAGAACTTAGAAAGCATATCAGAAGGGCTGAAAGGGAAATGCAGTCCATGGGTTGGAACAATAATATGGTTACACAAAATGGTGGTCCTCATCTAAATGCAGCTATGCATGCTTATGTCGGTCATTATGCTCCTCTTTTTGCTGCTAAACGCGCATCTCAAATGAGACAAGAAAGTCTTGAGGAAGCCAAGAATTATACAATCAATTCAAGAACCCCTGCTAGAACTCTTGGGCAGCTGGTCCGTAGAAAAGACAATGTTGGCGCCCAGGCGCGCGCTGAGCGTGCTAGATGTGCAAAAGCAACTCCTACAGCTGCGCGTGATATCATTCATCGGCATGTAATGGGAGGGAAAAAACGCCCCAAAATACATGAATTTGAAGCCGCCGCCAATGCTCTATCAAAAAATCCTGGTTCTCTAGCCAGAACCCTTCAAAGAGCGGCTAAAGAGCGAAAGAAATGGGATAATATCAAACAATTCCATGCAAAAGTAAGACGCCAAGAGAAACAAGCTGTTGCTAAAAAACATAAGGCCGAGATTGATGCTATTCGCGCTCAAGTTAAAGCTCATACAGCCAAACCAAAGAAACCAAAGGCAAAAGGGACTACTAAGGCTGCAAAGACACTTGTTCCAAAAGCAACAAAGATACCAAAAACAAAATTGTCTCCTAAGGAAAAACAGTTTATTGCCAGGGCTCTTACTAAAGCTCCAGAGTCAACTACATTTCATCCTGTAGAAGTTAAACCACAGGAAAGGGCTATTCTAAAAGGAGCTAAGAAACGTTTAGCTGGAGCTAATATCAAATCAACACCTTCTCCAGGAACTTTGATTCCTAAGCAAAGTACAGGAAGAGAGGCACAAAAACGCCCACCTCCTTTACCTAAAATAAATGTTCCATCTACACGGGAACCGCTACCAGAGCCAAAAATAATCCAGCAAAAAGCTGAGATTGTTAGGGATGCTTATGGAAAGGAGCATGATGGTAGAAAATATTATCTTTCTAGAGGTGGACATATAAACATGTGGGATGATTTACATAAAGATTTTGATCGTGGTATGGTTCCACCTGATGAAGAGTTACCTCACCATGAACATTATAAAAATGATATTCGTGCTAGGATTCCAAGCAAAATGGAATTGTTTCTTAATAGAAAGAAACGGGAAAATCCAAGAAATCTACGATAATGTCAGTATCTAAAACAATCACTAAAACAGTCAGAGAAAAGCAGCTAGAGGAATCTAATGCCCTTCTTGGTTTGATTGGCGGTGGTTTGGTGTTGGGTGCACAAGCCATTTATAATAAATGGAAGAACTCTAAATCTTTTCGTGATCCGCACGGTGATTATGCTTATCATGGGCCATCCAAGACCTATTATGGTAAGAGTTTCAAACCAGCTAATGAGAAAGCCTTTTTCAAACATCTAACACATGAACGTATGATGGACCCTGTAAAGGCCCAAGATATGATCACTCGTCTCAAAGCACCTCATGAAAATAACGAGCATATTCAAAAACATATGAAACTGGCTAATTTATACAGAGATGCGGCTGAAAAATCAGTAGCTAAAAAACGTGCTGTTAAAGATGCCCAAGCGGTTATGGATAGAGAAGAAGGAACAAAAGCTAAGATTTCTATGCATGTTCATACCGCAAGAAAAACACGCAAGGCGGCAAGAGCGTTGACGCATATGAATGTTAAAAATCCAAAAACAGGCAAGGTATCTTCTAAACAAGTTCGCCGTGATAAAGTTATGAAGAATATGCCAAAAGACGAAGTATCAGCAATAATGGCGAAAAGAAAAGAAAAAGCTAAAGCTTATAGAAAGGCAGCAGAGTTTCATATGAAAAAAGCAAGACGATTGAAACAAGGATTAGATAAAACTTGGGAAGAAGATTTCGCTCCAATGGTAAGAGATATGCTTTTGGAAGGCTTTAGCCAAGATGAAATTATAAGTATATTTGATGACGGTTTAGACCTAAACGAGGAAGAATTACTAATGGTAAAGACAGAAATAGACAAAGAAGATAAGAAGGACAAAGAAGAGCCTAAAGAGCCTGATACGTCCGTATATCATGTGCCGTCAGACACAAGAATGACTGATACAACTTCTCTCATGACAGAGGATTATATCTATTCCGTTGTAGATGATTTGGCCAAGGTGTTCATGGAAGAAGAGATTGTTTCCATTCTTGCTGGCGACTTTGATGATTATCATTTGCGTCTTCATAAATGGGGTAAATCTGGTAACCTTCGTGTTCAACGCCTCCAAAACGCCAAGAATGCGATTGCAGAAGGTTATTTGGATGGTTATGCGGAATGGTTAGAAGAGCAACTATTACCAGGAAAAGGCGTTGGTTCTGTCCCTGATCCAAGATTGAATAAATCAAAGTCACCGATTGCTAAAAATCGGTCACTTGTTCCACAATCACGAGCACTATATTGGTCCACACCAGCATCGCAACCAGCGGCTAAGAAAGCTGCGGGTCCAGGTCTGTTTCGCGGTGTAAAGAATCAATATAATAGCATAAGAAACAATGTTCGCAGTTTCTTAGGTGGAAGAAAACAACTCCAAAAGAAATTGGGTGCTCAAGCTTATAGAAAAGGGCAAGATGCGGAAAGTAATTTACATCAAGCAAAAGCTATTGATTCTACTTTAGCAAGTCATGCACGGAATGTTCCACAACACGGTGATGCTACTCAAAAAGTTGGTATGGCTGCACTTAATGCTATTAAAGCTGGTGGTAATAAAAAATCTATTGGTAAAAGTGTAGCAGCTGCACATGCAGATCATGAAACAAATGTAAGGGTACAAACAGGTGTTCATGCTGGTGTTGCGAGTGCTTTATCTCGTGAAAGAGATTCAGCATTCTCAAAAGCAAAACAAAATGTAGCTGCATCATCTAGATATGGTAAGTTGGCTAGGGATAAAAACGCCCGGTTGCCTTGGAAAAATGCATTTCGTGGAGAAGATATTGAAAAACAAGCTAATGATGATTTTCTTCATTTACTTGAAAATGGTTTCACCTATGATGAAGCTGTCCAGCTAATTGAGCAGCAATATGAGGATGAATTTATAAAAAAAAAGCAGAGCTAAACGAGGGTGAGTTTGGCCGCCGCGCCTTACACACTTTAGCTCATTGGTTGCGGTTAGATCGTAACGTTGAACCTGAATGGAATCATGATGAAATTATCAGTCATCATGAACAAATCATTCGCGGTATGCCTAGAGGAAGCCATAGATTAGCTGGGAGGCTTCGTAGCGCGATTGATAATCCTGCTGTTCAAGAGCATGGACGTGGCCGCATTCCAGAGCTTCAAAGACGACATTTTCAAGTCGCTGCTGATCATATTTCTCACATAGAAGACCCTCAAACGCGCGAGCGTGTAGCAGGTAATTGGAAGAGTCTTTTCAATCGCACCAACGGCCGTTTCAATCACAGACGGTTTGATGCTTGGGCGCGAACTGGAGAGTATAACCAAGAACAACCCGGATTTGGGGCACGTCATGATGGTTCTTTCCGAAGAGCTTATAGAGACCCCGGTCAAACGAGACCTCCGAGA